AACGAATTCATTTTTGCTTAATCTAGCTGGTACATCATCTGCTCGCTCTTTTCCACCTATTTCTACGAAGCCACCAGTCTCTCTATAATCTTTTTCTTGACCACCCATGTCAATCATTTCTTCTGCTTCTTCAGTTTCCATGATTCCACCTTCTTGTTTACCTGGTCTTTTGTACATTCTCATTGCTGCTTGTGGGTTATAAGCATATTCATCTTCATCTTGACCCATAAGACCACCATTAGCAGCCATGGCTACTTCTTGTGGTTGCTCCATACCGCCGCCTTGTTGTTCTTGTTGCTGCTGCATGATTGCTTGTACAAATTGTTCGAAAGTTAATGTGCCACCTTGGTTTTTATATTTTACAAACTCTGCCATAAGCATTTGTTCTATTTGTTCTTGGCCTGCTTCTCCACCATTTAATAATCCAACTCTTCCACCATCAGCTGCATAATAATTAGATTGTACAAATTGCTTACCCGGCATGAAATTTAAATCACTTCCTGCTGATCCTATTTTATAAAAATTTCTTGCTTGGTTTCTTATGTCGGCAATACTTGAAGGAACTTGTGTCCATGATTCTTCCTCAACTTCCTCTTCTTCATCACCACCCATTAAGAATGGTGCTGCAACTGCTGCTGCTCCAAGACCTAACGCACCTGCTCTCCATGGATTAGCTTTAGACCAATTCCATGCAGAACCTGCGCCTTTTTTTAGAAGGCCTCCGATGCCTCCCCAACCTTTGCCCCCGGTCATTTTACCAAACCATCCAGCAGTTGGACCAAATGAATTTGCAGCCCATCCTAGACCACCTATTAAAGCAGCTTTACCTAGTGGGCTTTTAACAATTTTCTTAACACCACGAACAGCTTTCTTAACTAGCTTACCTAATCCATAGTTTTGTCTAGGGACATCTAAGCTTCCTAAGCCACGTTGTATTTGTTGGGGTTCTTGCATTCTTGAAATAGCCATAATTTTACCTTAATCTCCTAGTTTATTACGTTTTACTCATTAAATCAAGAGGTGGCATGATGACTTTTACATCTTGTGCCATGTCCTCATTCTTATAACCCTTAGTTTCCCAGTCTTTTCTTTCCTTAAAAAGCTCGCCAGTTTCCTTGTGTCTGTAGGTTAATTCAACTGTTGCATTCTTTATTTCCATTAGTCAGTTTTCTCCTTCTTAATATTCAAGTAACTTATAGTAATAACTACCCCATCACTTACAGTCCCTGCTGTAGTAGCAGCCAATACTTTGCCTCCCTCTACTACCATAGGATTTGTTAGTATTTCTACACTAGCAGACGTTGATAATGTTTGAGTATGTATTACTTCAAAAGCATTATTAGTAATAGTTATAGTAGGAGTATTAGATCCTGATTTATTAGTAACATGTAGAGATTTAACAATGATAGTTTCGTTATCTCCTGGCTCTAAAAGATTATTACTTTCAGCAGCTGTTACAGTTTTACCATAAAATTTATATTCGTTTACTACTGCCATTATGAATCTAGAAAGAAACTCTTAGCTTCTATCTCTTGTTTAACTTCATCTTGAAATGAAGAGTTTAATTTTGTAATTACACCATCAAGGTCCCTGACCAATGATTGTAAATTTTTTCTGCTATATTCTTCTTCAGCTCTTGTTAATGATTGTACGATCTTTGCCATTATAAAATACTTAGTAGTCCTCCATATCTTAAACCTACTCTTCCGCCATCAGCCCAGTGATGTCTTCCACCATAGTCTCCACCAGAATGTGAACGTGCACTATAACCTTGAGGGCTTGAACCACTCACATTAGCTGGATTACCATCACCTTGATTAGACGGTTGATTCTCTTCAGCATCTACTCCTGGATCAGCATAGTTTTTATCGTTCGGCTGTGGCCCAACGGGCCCGCTCCATGTACCACCTGCTCCTGAATACTCATCATAGTCCCCAGTGCCATGAGGGCCTGTAAAATTTTTATCTGCTTCATCTAATTCTTTGTAAGTTTCTTTTTCCCAAGCGTCTCTTTGTTTCTTAGCAGCTGCATAATTACTTTTTAAATTATTAAAATTTTCAGTAACTTTTCCATAGTGCCCTAATCTCGTTTGCATATTGTTAGTTAATCTATTCCATTCGTTTAATGCATCTTCATCATCACTCTCATATTTTCCGGTAGCTTCATTAAAAGTTATATTAGCCCCTGGGTTATTGTCTGAAAACTTTTTTGCACTATTTTTAAGTGCTTCATTTAAATTTGTAACTTGTTCACCAGCATACTCTGCATAATTTCCAAAACCAGATCTAACATTAATACCAAATGGATCTTTGTTTCCCACGTTATTAGAGTCTGTGTAACCCATATACATTTGTGTTAATGCTTGTTCAGGAACTGTAAACTTGTCGTAGTATGCATCAGGCGCCATTGACAAAAGCGTACCAATACCTAGAGGTATACCCGTTCCTTTTTTCTCGTCTAAAGTTGGAACTAGAGGCATTTCTCCAAAAGCCCCATCTTCTGCATCTTGTTCATAAGGTAATCCAAAGGAAGTCATGCCATCACTATAACTACGAGTAAAGTTAGGGTTATATTTTACTGTAGTCATTTCACTTACAGGTCGTTGGCCCCCTCCCATAAATTTATTGACTTGTTGTTGTAACCAACCTGGGTTTTCTAGTCTATTTTGTCGTTCTGCAATTGCTTTATTAAAATCCCTAATTTTTTGATCACTAGAATAAAAAGTTCCTCCACTTCCACTAGTATTATATGCTGCGGGAATGCCAAACGATTCAGTTACTTGGTCTTCTTCTGTGTTCGTAGTAGGTGCCGCATAGTTTAAAAGAAATCGATCCTGGGGCAAAAACTTTTCGCCTGCATCATATCTTTCTTTATCAACTCCTGTATAAAAAGTAGCCATTATCTTCTTCCTCCTGGATGTATATCTAATCTAAACGTACCTAGTTTCCAATCTTGATTACTTCCTGTGTTTGCAACTTTCATGGCAATAGATCTTGCTCTTAATCTTGTATCTTTTTTTGTAGTTGTATTATCAACAGTAAAATTTGTAGTAGTACCAGAACTATTAGGGTAGTCTCTGGTTGTAAAACTAATTTGAGTGTTGCCTGTTTGTGAAATAAAATCTGGTATAAATCTGCTTATTCTCATTATAAATTCTCCGTCTCCTCTAAGGTCAGGCATTCCTACACTACTTCCTGTGGTACTTTTTTTCTGAGTAATATCAAAATCACCCGAAGTAATGGTACCAATTACAGCAGTTACTGTTCCACCTGCATTGACTTGATCGGTCCCTGTTTCCTGTTTATAGTATATCGTACTTCCATCCGTATTACCAGTAACATCGAACGAGGCATCATCGGAAGGGTTATAATATGTAGCATGTGGTTTAGCAAAAACAGCTGAATCTTGCCACGCTGCTCTGGGTAAAGTACCGGTTGTCCATATAGGTCTTTTAATAGTAGAGTCTAGATAGTTATAAGTTACTACTCTGTTGACTGCATCAGAAGCGTTGGTGCAATAAAACCAACTTATCTCTCCAAAAAGATTGTTTAATCCACAGTTTACAAGGTCTCTTGCTGTTGTGTTAATGTCATCATAAACCGTATCTTCTACTAGGCATGGTACTGATTTTAATTGACCATCGTATGCAAAGAAACCATTTTCAGACATCCAATAAGCGGTACCATCTACTTCAATATTAGCATTTTTTCCTAATAATCCACAGTTAGTCCCCACCTGTTCGAATGAGAAAGTAAATGGTTGACCTACAAACTTCATCAGGAACAACGCAGTATCTGTCCATACATAGATTGCATCCCTACCTTTGATAGCTCCCATAATCTTAGAACCGTCTGCAAGTCTCTGTGTACCAGCGGTGTTGTTTGCTTTAACTGTGTATGAATCTGTTTGATTAATACTCTCTTGAGAAGAGAACCTTATAAACATATCATCTTGAGTTGATGTTGTACCGATAGTTGTTTCAGTTCCAAAGAACACTAAGTGTCTATCGGGTGTGGATACCAATACATGACGTGATGCGGTAGGTGCATTTGCTAATACTGTAGCTCGATTGTTGACGGCAGCAGCCGCTGCTGCATCCCATTCAAAACATTTACCATTATAAATAAGTGCAATTAATTTTGTTCCATAGTTATCAAGAATCCACATTCCAGGATCAATTGTAAAGTCAGCAGAAGATGGATCACCCCAAGCAACATAACTTGAAATGTTCGTAACTGTATCTCCTCCACTATGTGATGCTTTGGTTGTACCATTAACTTCTCTAGCACCCCCACTTAAAATATTGGTTGTTGTGTTATTGGCTGTAAAACTTATGTCTTCTGTTCCAATTCTAATCTCTCCAGTAGATGGAAAAGCAGAAGAGTTGGTTAAAGGAATATCAGTTACTGCATCATTAATACCAGAAGCGAGTGTTGTAGTTGCTGGCCCTAAAGCTGTACCACCCCACAATGCTGTACCCCAACCATAACCACCGAGCTGTTGTGCAGGTCCTACCGTATAATAACATAATACAGAAGTGCTGTTCCCATCACTAGTAGTTAAAGGAGTCCCGGATTCCTGAGTATCCATCGTAATTGTAAAAGTAGTTGTAGTAGGAACAGAAGTTACCATAAACTTTTTATCTTCAAAAGTAGCATCACTATAAGTTGATCCAGCAGGTATTCCTGTCACACTATCAAACATTACAATATCATCTTCACCTAGACCATGGCCACCAGTACATGTTACTGTAACTGTTTTTGATGAAGAGCTACTTGAAAATTTTGCGCCTGTTTCTGTTTTTCTAATCGGATGAATGTCATAATACACTCCTCCTGAATAAACATATAAAATTCTATTAGTTCCTATGGCCGCGTATTTAATACCGGCATTATCATCCCAGTGATGAATAGCTCTAGCTGCACCAGTTAACTTATCGTCGCCTAACTGTTGCCAACCACCTATTTTTTCTGGAGTACCGTATCTAAAACGAACATTATCACCCTCAAACCATTGTCCCTCGGCCCCGGTCTGTGTGACTTGTTTGTTGAACCCCGGTAGAAATCCTAATTTTTGTAACATATAACCTCATTATAATACTATTTTAAACCTGATGGTAGACCTAGCTTGGCTCTTCCATCAAATCTATTTTTATCAGCAAATGGGCCATTCACATGATTATAATGTAGAAATACTTGACCGCAAATGTTCCCGTCAAAAGGCTCTCGCCAATGT